ATCGGTTCTTGTAGAAGCCGACGACATACTTGTCCTCGCCGCAACCGCTGCATCTTCTGGTAGGCTCGTAACTCATAACACACCATACTTCTTGCGGATGAGCCGCGCAGCGAACTCCGGATAGACGACTTTGTAGCCGCCAGGATCGAGTCGAACTAACTTCCGATAGCCCTCCACGCTGTCCGTCCACCAGGCTTCTTGCCCCGCGTTGCGAAGCTCCCATATCCGGAGATACTGTTGCGCGTTCGGCTTGACGCCCGAACGCTTGAACTCAATCAGCATACAGCCGCCCGTCGCCTTGCCTGCCAGCGTGTCAGGGAAGCCGTTGCATCCCTTACCTTCGACTTGCCAGAAGATGAGATCGTTCGGCCGCGCATGATCGTCGCGGATCGTCGCTTTGAGTTGCCCTTCAGGAGTCAGCTTCGCCACGCAACGTCTCCGTCAATCGACCTAGTTCAAGCTCCAGCTTCTCTAGCGCGCCAAGCTGGCGGACGACATGCCCGCCATGCCCTTCGCGGACATAGCGGGCGTGCTCTTCGTGGTTGCGCGCGATGGCTTCACGCCAATGGCGCTGCACATCTTCGTCACGGAACCACTCCAGGCTCATCCCTCGATTCCCTCGCGCAATCCGGCCAGGGCGTCGGCGAGCGCCAGCATCTCGCCCTCCAGGACTTGCATGGCAGGCTTCAGGCCGGTGCCGGGATAGCCCTGATACTTCAGGCGGGGAAGCGGCTCGGCCGCACAGAAGCGCTTGTCGAGTGGCGCGTTCGCGTTCTCGCCGGTCCAGATGTTCCACATGCAATCCATGAGCGGGCTGTTGCCGCGCTCCTTCGCCAGGAAAGCGAGTCGCCATGTCAGCTTCAACTCCAGGTCGGGCATGTGATCCAGCCACAGGCCGGTGCTGCGCCCACCGACATTCCAGTAGGTTTGCTTCAAGAGCATGGCGACGTTCGGCGTGATCGCGAGCGAACGGCGGATGAACTCTTCGGCCAGGCTGAAGGGCGGGTTGGTGACGATGGCGTCGATCTCGCCGATATCCCATCCCCACTTCGCCATCGGGTGTTCGCACAGGAAGTCCAGGCCGCCCCAACCGTATCCAGGATATTCCCGGAGATCGGTGGCGATCACTTCAAAGCCATGCCACTCCAGGACGCGAGCCAGGCGGCCGTCTCCGCACGCCGGTTCCCATATCCGCTTCACCGGCTGACCGTCAGGCCGCCGCATGGCCTTCAGCGCCGGGATCAAGCTCTCCGTGCCATCCACGGGTGTGGGATAATAGTCGCTTTCTTTTCTTTTCCAAGTCTCCATTGATTTAACCGCCGCACCGGCAATCCCTCCAAGGCGCTTCTTCAAATGAGCCGTCACGGTAGGATTCGTGACGCCGAAGACACGAGCTATCTGCGACTTGTTCATCCCGATCATGAAATGATCTTCTATCTGTTCGCTAAGCGCGGCGTCAATCTTCTCATATCCGTTACCGGGCCGAGGAACTGAAAGGCGACCTTTCTTCCCTGCGTCCGCCATGTTCGCCGCGTGATCCCCCTCGAACAAATGATAGGGGTTGCAGCACGGCCGATTGTCGCAACGATGGAGGACGTGTGCTCTAGGCTCGCCGTGGACCAAGGCAAAAGAAACCCGGTGAGACTCCACGCACTTCCCTTCTTTACCCCCGATCTTGAACCGCCCGTATCCCGCACGATCCGTTGAAGCGAGCCAAGGCCAACATTCATCTTTCTTGCTTACTTCAACGTGTGACCAAAACCGCTCGCGATCCGCTCGGTCCAAGCTGATGCCTGATAGTTTAGCGTCGAGCACTTCGGAAATAACTTCCGGTTCCTTTATGCCGCGTTCCTTCGCCGCCTTGCGGAAGCGCGGATCGTCGGTCACATCGGTCGTGAACGGATCGCTGTTGAACTCATCCCAAAACAGGGAATCGGATTCAGGGTGGTAGTATAACCTCAATTACGCCTCCTGTGTCCGGCTCTTACGTTGTAAACATGGCCTTTGGATACTCCATTCCGTAAAGCCCATTTTTCGATCACGTTGTTTCCACGAGTACCGGCAGGGAGTCTTCGTATTTCATCAATCTGTTCATCGGTAAGGATGGTGTTTTGGTGCCTGTCCCCCCGCCGGAACCTACCGTGGGACGCACAATCGTTGCTGTTTTCTTGTGATGTCCCATACGCTATATTATGCTCCGCATTGTTCGTCTTATCACCATCCTTGTGTCGAATTTCATATCCACGAGGTCGCGGACCGTGGAAAGCTAAGGCGACCCACACATGGACCCTTCGCTTCGTATGCTTCCAGTCCTTGCATAAAGTGACGGCCGGATATCCATCCGGCATAGGAACTAAGGACAGAACGCGCCCCTTAACCTGTCTAACTCCAGACTTAGTGTAGAGGGTCCGGTCCTCCGACCTGATGCGACCCCTATTAGACGCAGAGTATAATCCTTCGTATCCTGGAATCGGCACCCAATATTCTAGTCTTTCATGTAAATCTTTCCCTGCCATCCGGCCGCTCCTAAAGGCAAATCCTTGCACCACTTAATAGGTCGTTTTACGATGAGATCACGAAGTCTGTCAAGATCAAACTCACCACCCTCAAGTTCAAGGCATCCAACTTCGTCGTGAACATGCAATACAATAGTAAAACCGGCTTCGTGAGCACGTAACATCCATTCGCGCAGCACGTCGCGCGCAATGGCCTGGACGATGTTCTCGATGAACTTTCCGCCGTGGCTGTTGATCCGGAGCCACTTCGATCCGTTCTGTTGCTTCCCCATGTAGGAGATGCTGTCCTTGAAGTAGCTGTAACGCTCTCCGGTCTGCCGGTCGATCCCTTCCATCTTCTCGCGACGGATGCGGGGATTCTTGTAGAAGATGCACCGCTTTGATGGAAGCTCGCACACCAGGTAGGGCTTCGCCATATAGAACTTGACCGGGCCGACCGTCCTGGTGCCGCCCCGCTTAATCACGCTCTTGATCGCGTCTTCCAGGTCATACCAGCATTGCGGGATTTCCTTATAGACACGCCGGAAAGTCGCCACGTTCTTGTGCGCCTCCTTGCGGGTCATCTCGACGCCCATGTTCTCGGCGTAGCCCCACAGGCCGGTCTTCTTGCCCTCCTTGATCTCGCCGCCGCCCAAGCGATAACCCGCGCCAAGAGTGGCGGGCTTCGCCATCTTCCGCATCTGCTTGGTGACTTCCTCGTAGAGGACGTTGTAGAGTTCGGTCGCGAAGTCCTTATAGGCGTCCTTGCCCTCGCGGAAGACGTTGAGCAAGCGTTCGCACCGGGAAACCCATCCGATCACCACCGACTCGATGGATGACAGGTCGCACACCACCAGCTTCTTGCCCTTCGGCGCGCGAACGGAGGATCGCACCAACCCGGCCAGGGCGTCGAGCGGTTCTTTGCGGTAGAGGGTCAGCGCGTCATAGTCGTTTTCACGGATGATCTCGGTCATCTGGACCAAGAGCTTTTCCGATTCGATGTCGCGCATCATCGTCAGGTTTTGCGGCTGGAACCGGCGACCGGCGAAGCGGCCGGTGCGGCTCGCTCCACAGAACTGGAAGACGTAGCGCATCCGCCCGTCCTCGCCCATCGCGTTCAACAGCGCGGAATACTTAGTGGTGCTGGTGCGCGCTTGCTGTTGCCGGAGCTTCAGCACCGCGACCGCACGCTTCGTCAGCTTGTCGGGATAGAGGCTATCCTTCTCCTTCTTCAGTTCGCCGGTCTGGATTCCCTTCCAGGCCGTCAGCACCTTCTTGACGGTATCCTTCTGGAGATCGTTGAACGGATAACCGCGCGCCTGCAACCAGGGCAGGAGTTGAGGACCGGAGCCGGGGTTGGCAAGGCCGGTCTTCTCTCGCATCTGTTCCAGGAGTTGCGCCTTGCGGCGGTTCGCCATCTCCAAGGCGTTCTCAACGAAGATGCGGTCGATAGGGAGGCCACGGTCGTTGATTATCTGATCGAGCGCATAGAACTCCCATTCGCGCGCCGGGATCGGATACTTCGGCTTATCCAAGAGCCGCTTGATTTCGCACTCGGCCTCAACGTCGCGGATGTTATACTCCACGAACATCTTCCACTCTACCGGATGAGTATCGGCCGTGAAACGCTTGTGCGGCTGGTTCGCCGAAACCTTTTGCGGCTTCGTGAACATATTGATGAGGCGCTTGCCCGTAGCGAGCTTGGTCTTGTCCTCGTCTATGCCCATCTGGCGAGCGACCATGCCGAGATCGCCCGTGAAACTGTGCATATACGAAAGGGCGAGGGTGCAGCGCCAACGGTGGATCGCGGGCCAGATGTTGAGAACGCGATTCATGATGACGCGCTCGAACTGTGCGTTGAACGCCCAAATCAGGAAGTCATCATCTTCCAGCGCCTCACGCAAATCACGCGGCATCTTCCGTCCGGAAGTAACATCCCAATGCTTAACCGGCCCATCGTCAATCCGATAAGCACACATGAGGACTTCGCAGGACGGATGAATTGAATAGAGATCAAGACCGAACTTCTTCAGGTCGATCTCGCTATAGGTCTCGAAGTCCAAGGAAAGCGTGCGCGTCGGCACGTCGAGCGGCACCAAGTCCCACTCGCCGAAGCGTTCGTTTAGCTGTCCCTTTCTAAGCGCCATAACTTTCAATATACCGAAGAATTAACCGCAAGTCGTGAACACTCATGTCCTTCTTGCGACTGTTGCACGTTGCACAGATTACCGCGACGTTGCCTATCACATAGCCACGGTCGTTATCCACGCGGTCAAGAGTGATCGAACGGGGATGCTTCCCGCGCTCGACCCTCGCTACCATCTTCAACCTACAGCACGGACACCGCATGTCGGCGGGGACCAAGGCGAGCACGTTGGCGACAGTCATAAACTCTCGGTCAACTTCCAGTCCGCCTTTGCGCGCCCGATCCTTTGCACCACCTACCAAGCTGTGAACACAAGCCTTCAGCGGATTTTCACGCCGCCATTGTTTCATGTATTCGAGCCGATTGGCTTTGTTCTCCGGCCTTTCGGCCCACGGCAAAGTTGACATGGAAGTTACTTCCGAAATAAGGAGAGGGGTGAACGTCACCGGCCGACTGGAGCCTAAACTACTGCTATCGCCGTCGCGGGACGCCACCCCTCCTTTTCATGAATCAGATGTCGTCGTCATCGTCGTCATCGTCATCATAGTCGCGAGACCGCTTCTTCGATTTCGACTTCGAGCGCCGATCATCGTCGTCATCGTCGTCCTCATCGCGCGAACGCTTCTTCGACTTCGACTTCGACTTCGAGCGGCGATCATCGTCATCGTCGTCATCGTAGCTGCCATCGTCATCGTCGTCGTCATCGTAGCTCCGGAACGTGTCGTCCAGGTCTTCATCGGACAGGCGACCTTCGCCGAACTCTTCGTCCTTCATAAGGAACTGGACCGACGACAGGCCAGCGTTTGCACGCTTGCCCCAATCGTTGTTCTGGAACCAGGGACGGATGAGAACGGCACCCCAATAGCCGGGGCGGAAGACTTCGGAAGCGTCCTCCGGCTCCACGACTTCGTTGCGACGGTCACGAAGCGGCGGACGCCGCTCTTCCCTCGCATTGATCGTCATAAAGCCTTCGTATTCGTCCTGGTCCGAGTCGTCGCCGTCGCGCATGAAGATGCGATCCGACTTGAGCTTCTTGACCTTGTTCTCCTTCAGGAGTTCGTCAATTCGCTCTTGAACCAGTTCGATTGCCGCCGCGTGCGACTTCTTGCCGAGCATAGAGACGATGCTATACTTCGGCTTGCCCTGGTCGCCTTCCTTCTTCCAGGGCCGATCCAGGTGCGGATAGGAGAACCGCACCCATTCGATGAAGATGGTCCCGTCAGCATACAGGATCGCAAAACCCTTCTGCCCCTTCGGACCCTTCACCGTCACTTTTTTCACGACTTCGCGTGCCATCGTCTAGCCTTTCTCGCTATTCGGTGTCCGGATCATCATGATTCCGGAACACATCGGTATCCTTGGGCAAAGCCTTCCTACGGTCGGACTTCGGGGCCAAGGTCTTCTGACCGGGCGGTTGCACGGCCAGTCCCAAATCGGCCAAGAGCTTCTTGGCGTCAGTGAGCTTCATTCCGGTCTTCGTATGAAGCATCCGCTCCATCTCGGCCGGGGATAACATAACCGTCTTGAACATATACCTACGCTTCAAGCCGGTCTTCTCTAACTCTTCCACGATCCAGTCTTCATCGTCAACCCATTTGCGGATCGTGCGGCCCATTACCAGCTTCCACCAGCGCAATTCTTCCTCATCGGAGATCGCGCGGTCCAGCAACTCGGCCTGGATCGAATTGAAGAAGTTCTCCATGAGCTTGCGATAGCGAAGTAACTTCTCCATCGCTCGCGTGCTCAATTCCACGGGCTTCGGGAGATCGGGAAACGGCGTCGGCGCGAACTGGTCCAGGATCACAGCGTTCGCCGTCTCCAGCCGTTCTTCATCGAACACTTCCTCGAACTCGGCCTCGATAATGTCGTCTTCGTCGTGGTTCCGGAAGACATCGGCAGTCTGTTCGGCCATGAACAGATACAGAGCGGGGCACTTCGCGCGGATCGCGCACCACCGGCAACCCTTGATCGACGGCGTGCGGCCCTTCGGGTTGGCCCAATTGTAGGCCCACTTCTCGCGCACTTCATCGGCCACCGCGATAAGCTCGGCGCGGGTGAGAGTGACTTCCTCCCACCCCGGCACCAGGCGCGGCTGGCAGATGCAAATCGTGATCTCCTGGAAATTGTAAAGCCAGTCGAACTCCTTGAAGACGCCCCACGCATAGATGCAAAGCTGCTTGTTCGGCTTGCCGGTGACGGGATCGAAGGCGAGGACCGCTTCCTTGCCATACTTCAGGTCGATGACCTTCAGCCAACCAGGCCCCATGCCGCCGAAGTCCATGGTGCCGCCCTGGTCGGGGATCGGCGTCAGGTCGGAGATGTCAACGCGCCGCTCGGTGAAGCTCTCATCGGCGATCCTCGCGAGCGCCTGGCAACGCTTCACGAAATCGTGGACGAACTCCATCATCTCTTCGTCAATTTCGATGGTGAAGTCTTTGACGGTGCGCGTGCGGCCGATCCAGCGATCCGGCCGCTTACCCGTCTTCAGCCACTTCTCGGCGAGCCAGTGTGCGACGGTGCCGGTGGCCGAATCAATGTTCGTGTCGTCCGGAGCCAGGGCGTTGATGACCAGGCTCTCGGCACAAGTCGTCGTCATCTCCGCCCCGGAGGGCGAGAAGACGCTATGGCCGCTCGCCATCTTCTTGGCGATCTGCTTGGCCGTCAGCGGGCCTCGGAGAGCGGGGAGCTTGTGTTCAGTCACAGGTCGTCGTCCTCATCCGGCGCGGCCGGAAGGGGACGCGGATATTCGGTGCGGCCCGCCTGGATGTCTTCCCAATGCGCGGCGGCAACGTCGCTCGGCTCGGCGGAAAGAGGCAGGGCGTGGGGCTGGAGCGGGCGGATCACATCGGCGAGCATGTCCAGGGCTTTTTCGACCAGGGCGGCCTGGCGCTTCTCGCGCTCGACGGCATCGCCATAAGCGATCCGGAGCGCTTCGAGTTCGCCTTCCAGGTATAGCGCCGACATGAAGGGATCGGTGACGCCAGCCGCGATCAGCGCGGCGATCATGGCGGAGAGGGGGTTGCTTTCGTGCTTCAGCGCACGGGAGAAAAGGAACCAGTTGCCTTTAAGCTGGCTCATCTCATTCACTTCGGCCGAATAGTTGCGACCGAGATGGGAATACTTGACATCCAGGCCGTAGCCGCGAAGGCTCGCGTTCCGAAGGATAGTGCTCCAGACAGGCAACTTCGCATAGCGATCATAGTTGTAGTCGAGCTTATATTGCTTTCCCACGATGTATCCTATCGGCATGGAACTAACTTCCGTTCTCACGATCTAGCGGTAAGGCCCCGCTGACCGGGGAGCTAACCGGGGCCGAAGCCCCGGCTAGGATGACTAGGAAACAGGTTCGCCTTCCCATATCTTTTGCCGGAGATAAGGCCGGAGCGCATAGTAGCAGTTCCAGGCTTCGTCTCCGCACACTCGCCACATCCACATCGGCTTTTTGTTGAAACCGTTGTTGCTGGTTTTCTCCACTACCGTCCCGCCGAATCGGCGATGATAGTCCTCCAGTATGTCTCGATTGGTGTTGCCAACCGACATCATAAAGGTTCGGCCGGTTCCGGATCGCCAGTTGCCTAGCGACCCTTCCCCGTCGAAGAAACCAGCGAGATAAGCGAGTTCAACGGACATGCGAACTTACTTCCTCGCCGACGCCGAATCAATCGTCGTCGTCATCGTCGTCATCGTCGTCGGCTTCGAGCACCGATTCGGCGAACTCGTAGGCCGCGTCGTAGAGTTCCGGCTTCGTCAGAAGCTCCGCCAGGTCTTCGCAATCGACCTTGGCGAGATACTTCTTGCACTTCGGCTTGTCGGCCTTGGCCGCCTTGCGGAAGATCGCGCCGACTTCATCTTCGTCGTGCTCCGGCTCGACCGCCTTCTTCTTGGCGGGGGCCTTCTTAGCGGCGGCCGACTTCTTCGCGGGCGCTTCGTCCGCGTCGTCATCGTCGTCATCGTCATCGTCGGCAGCGGCCTTTTTGGTCGATGCCTTCTTGGCGGGAGCGGCCTTCTCGGCGGCCTTGGTCCCGGCCGCTGTGCCGTTCTTCTCGATGGCCTGGCGAAGGGCGACGACTTCCTTCGTCAGCGCCTCGATTTTTTCTTCCAACATATGAATTGCCTCCAATTGGTAGGTTGCCCCGGCATTACCGGCGACGGGGCCTGGTCTAAAGAGATGAAAAAGGTCTGTCAACTAGAAAAACATCTTGCGTTAACGATAGGTGATCGGCCATAGATATCGTGACCTATTCTTGCGAGGCACCATGTCTAGTAGCTCCTATTGGCCCAAGCCACCACGGCTTGTAGGCAGCACCGATTCCACAGAACTTGTCCGATGGCATCTACGCCTGGCGATCATCTGCATGGAAGACGGCTCTGCCACCACCCTGGCCAATCGGCTCGGCGTGACACCGAACACCATCCACCTTGCCGTCCACCGGGGCACTTGCACTGACGATCTCGCTAAGCGGATCGAGAAGCTGTTCGGCCGCGAGTTCTTCCCGCGCGAACTCTTCGTGCCGGAGCCTGGCCTTCCGGTGGAGTAAAGCGACGTGGCGGTCAAGTATCTACAGAAATATGCGCTGCGCGTAGTCGAAAACGGTTACGACATCTGTTTCATTCGACCGGGAGAGAAGCGCCCTTTTGGCAAGGATTGGGAGGCGAAGCGTCACGGTCCTAAGCGGATTGCTTCAGCCATCGACGCGGGACGCGGTAATTACGGCGTCGGGGTGAAGACCCGCGAGACGCCTGGCGTCGATATCGACTGCTACGACGAAGACCTGGTTGAGCACATGATCCAGGTGACGGAAGACCTGTGCGGTTCCACGTTGCGCCGCGTCGGCCTGGCACCTAAGACGCTCTTGGTCTATCGCTCGGACGATCCGTTCCCCAAGACGCAATCGAAGGTCTTCATTGACGACGAAGGGCGGCCGGTGAAACTCGAAGTGCTCGGCGATGGCCAGCAATTCGTGGCGTTCCACATCCACCCTGACACCGAGAAGCCCTATAAGTGGATCGGCGGCGAGTCGATCCTGGATGTCGAGCACAGCGAACTCCCGGTGATCGACCGGGACGACGCCCTGGAGATCGTTGCCGAGTTCGAGCGCCAGGCCCGCAAGCGCGGCTGGAAGGAGAAGAGCACGGTCAAGCGGCTAACCGATGGGCGTAGCCGTGGCAAGGAATACAACTACGACGATCCGTTCATCTCGGATAAGTCGAAGGTCGATCTTTCGCCGGAGCAATTGCTGAAGAAGCTCCACGCGGTCCCCAACGCCGACGACTATGACACCTGGTTCCATGTCGGCATGGCGCTCTATCACCAGTTCGATGGGTCCGAAGAGGGCCTAATGATGTGGCATGAGTGGTCGGCGTCCGCGCCGAACTACGACATGGACGCCCTTGATGAGAAGTGGCCGACCTTCGACGTTGAAGGCAAGAAGCGCGAGCCGATCACCGCCCGTTTCATCTTGAAGCAAGCCCTGGCCGAGGAAGAGCGGCTGGCAGGCGAGGAACTGGATGAGATAAAGGACGACATCCGCAACGCGAGCGACCACCGCGAGTTCCAGTCCGTCATGGATAAGATCAAGCACATTGCGTTTCCGCCGATGCTGCGCGAATCGCTGGTGGTCAGCCTGAAGGAGCAAATCAAGAAGGTTACAGGCACAGCTATGCCGGTCGGGATGATCCGCAAGCAATGTGCGTTCGAGAATCCTGACCACCGCGCCACGCCCGCCTGGCTTCGCGATTGGGTGTTCATCCAGCAAGACGAATCCTTCTATCACCAGAAGACTCGCCAGGTGATGACAACCAAGGCGTTCGATCTCTCCTACGGTCGGTTCCTCCTGACCAAGAAGGATATCCTGGAGGGGCTTTCGACGCCGGAGCACTCGGCATCGCACGTCGCCGTCCACCGCTATCAAATCCCCGCCGTGGCGAACAAGATGTATGCCCCGCTGGAAGATGAGTTCTTCGAGGCGAACAAGCTCCCCTACGTCAACAGCTACTCCGACGCCACGGTTCCGGACGATGTGCCGGAAACCCTGACGAAGAAGCAACGGAAGATGTGCGAGCGGATCGAACGCCACCTGGAGCACCTTTTCGACAGCGAGCGCGACCGGAAGTTACTCCTGTCCTGGTTCGCCTACATCGTGCAAACCAACGGCAAGATAAACTGGTCGCCGGTCGTCCAGGGTGTCGAGAATGATGGCAAGTCGTTCTTCGGCCGGATGGCGGCGGTCGTGCTTGGCGGCGAGAACGTGAACGTGATTAACGGCGACACGCTCGCCGAGCAATATACGTCATGGGCCGAAGGGTGCCAGTTGCTCATGGTGGAGGAAGTGCGGTTGCACGGTCAGGATCGCTATGCGGTCATAAACCGGCTGAAGCCCTACATCGCCAACGACATGGTGACGATCCGCCGCATGAGGACCGACAGCTATAAGGTGCTCAACACCGTCAACTACTTCCTGACGACGAACCACAAGGACGGCGTGCCGGTCAATGAGAACTCGACACGCTTCTTCCCGCTCTTCTCCAGGTGGCAGACAAAGCGGGCGCTCGACGCCTTCAACCGCGACAATCCGGATTACTACGCCAAGCTGCATGAAGCCCTGGACCACGCCGGGGCGCTTCGCCGCTGGCTCCTGGACTACGAGCTTCACCCGGAGTTCAATCCTATCGAGCGTGCCCGCGAGAGCGCCAGCTTGAAGGAGATGCGGTATCTCAACCAGACCGAGGAAGAAGAAGGTCTCAACGACATCCTGGATGAGAGCGACGATCCGGAAGTCAGCCGGGAGCTATGCAATTCGGCCAAGCTCCAGGAGATGATGCAGGATCGCGGTATCCCGGTGCCATACGGTCAAGCCTGGAAGCGCCTCATGTCCGAGCGCGGCTTCACGCCGCTCGGCAAGGTCAAGGTCAACGGGAAGAGCTACACCTACTGGACGCAAGAGCCTCACCGCTTCATGTCTGACGGAATCGTGCTGACGAAGGCGATCCGGGATTGGGCCGAGCCGATCTAACGAAAACGCCCCGCCGATCCGTGGGAGTGGATGGCGGGGCGCTGCGACCCGGAGGGTGGCCCTCCTTGGAAACTGACGCCTGGCTACTGTAGTTCGGCTTGCGTATTCCGGCTTTGCAGGCCCTATCCGCTACCACGCTTGTCATGCCGCCAGGCAGGCCGCGTCCGATCCTTCTATCAGCTTCCGCCGATGAGCGCAAGAGGGCCTGGATCGAAGTCCGCATCGACGTGAAACGGCCGCAATCCGCCGCGCTTGGCGAGCTTCTGGAAATCGCGGAGCGGTTCGGCCGTGTAGCGGAAGTTCGGGACGCGCGTGCTCGCCTGTGCGAGATCGCGTTCGTGGAACCACGCCTGGCGGCCGTTCGGATGGACCAGGATGAAGACCTTGAAGCGCTTCATCTCCAAGAGTTGCCAATCGCCGGTCGCCGGGATGTCCACGCGGTTGAACACCCGGCCTTCAACGATGGTATGCTTCGGCGTTTCGGTCATATTCCGTCCTTCATGTAGCGGCGGCCCTTATCGGTCACGTCATAGTGGTCGATCAGAGCGCCTTTGTGTTTCTTGTAGGGCGACGGGAGACGCACGATCTCCACATAGCCCGCCTGGAGCAACCGGCCGCGTGCGCCAGGGTTGATCTCCTGGGATGGCAGCGGGAGCGAACGGAGCACGCCGTCGCAATGGTCCGAGATGGGCTTAGCCATGACGGAGCACCATGTCGAGCGTGCCAGGGTGATCGCTCTTGTCGTTGCCAGTCGATACCGACCAGGCGCACAACGCGAGCAAGGCGATCACGAAAGCGAAGATCAGCTTACCGGCCACGGCGATCCTCCAGAAGCATCTGTGGATCGTAGCCGATGAGATAGATCGCGGCGGCTCGCTCGCGCTGCCGCCAATACTCCTGCATCGTCCGCTCCATAAACATCTTGCTCCGCTCGCGAAGCGCACGCATCTCTGGCGAGACCGGCAATTCCATGCGAAACGCCTTCGGATCGAAGGGGAGCTTCACAACGCCGCCGTCATGGTATCGGTTGACCCGGCCGACCACCTGACCGCTCACTTGCTCGAACGTCAAGCCGAACAGAGCGGTGAGATCGTCCAAGGTCTTCTTTACGAAGTCCCCGGCGTGCGGATTGTCGGAGATCGGGAGGGGAGTTATCCGATCAGTTGACATACGACGATCCCTTCAGCTTCGATCACCGCTTTGTCGCCATAGGTGATCTTGTGGTATTCGATCCGGCCATCTGACGCGGGATCGTCCAGGGTGAGGATGACGCCATCCTGGTCGCCCTCCAGAGCGCCAGGCGGCGCGTCGATCACCGCCGAGTTCCACAGATGCTTGACCAGGGCCGAGCGGTCGGTGAGGATGTCGGGCGTGATCTCGACGGCTACCAGGCGTGCGCCGGGGCCGAACGCGGCTTCCAGGAACTCATCCAGCGGTGTGCGGGTCATGCGGCTTCTCCTTGACGGGTGCTATACCCTCAATCCTCAAACTTGCCAAGCCGCTCGGCGGCGAGGCGGCCGTGCTGCACCGAGACGGCGAAACGCTCATCGCAGGCGTGGCAATGAGCACAACGGATATCCGGATCGGCGGAAGTTACTTCTTCGAGCGAGTTGAACGTCCGACAGGAGGGGCACACCCCTTTCGACATGGTTGCGGCATCCAGGAGGGGACGCCAATGACGATCCGCCACGAAGCTCCCAACGGCCCAAACGATGAGGGCGGCGTTGCCTGCCAGGATGCCGACGATCAGCGTTTCCGCAATACCGGCACCATGATATGCGGATGTGATGAAACTCGCGGTGATGCCGACGAGAATGTGCGAAAAGACCTTCAGCATGACGATTTTTCCTCCGAATCGCGTGATACGAACCGTGTAGCATGAATCGGTGGACCTAAGCAAGGGTGCCGATTCCGGGGCTTGTGTAGCTACCGCATACGGTATGCGCTTTCCGTAGTTACGCTGCAATGCCCTGATTTCGGCCAAATCAGCGGCATGAAAGTCGCCTACTCGATTAGCGTAACCGTCAGAATTGGAACTTTAGCGAATTAGAACCTACCTATCAGAACCGCATAACAACCTTGTATTCTATAGCTTTTTTAGCGTCAGGTTCCGAAGTTCCGATAGTTCCGATTACTCTGAAAGACAGTGTGAAGTAAATCACAATTTTTCTCCAGAATATATGGATAGTCGGAAGCCATATTGGAACGGAACCAATGTTACTATGATCGTGTAGCCATATGGAAGTGACTTCCGGCACCGGGGCCATGTCGTTTCGCGGAAAAAATGCAGAAAATCGGCTCAGCGCCCCCGCTCGACGGCTGACCCTGCCAGGGGGGAACCTTTGGAGTCGGGGTAACTGTTTTGCATAGCCATTAGGCGGCCAAAGACGGGCGCTAGAGCGCCTATCCGCATCGCATAGCTAGGGGGATAGCGCTCGCATCGGCCAGGCGCTCTAGCGCCCCTATAAACGGCCGTTACGCGATGCGGATATGCGGCCAATCGGCCAGGCGCTTGCATCGGCCAGGATCGCCAGGCGAGCGCATCGGCCAGGCGCTTGCATCGGCCAGGATCGCCAGGCGGCCAGGCGGCTAGGCGAGCGCATCGGCCAGGCGGCCAGGATCGCCGCCCATATCCGCCCGCCGCATAAAGGGCGAGCGCCAGGCGGCCAGGCGCTAGGCGCTAGGCATGACAAAGGGCGGCCAGGATCGCCCCTAGCCGCCCGTCGCATGGCCGCCCGTTAGGCTGGCCGGATAAAAGAAAAGGCGGCCAAGCCTAAGCCTAGCCGCCCTATCGGAAGTAACTTCGCGCCGCCTAGTCTAGCAGGCGATAATAGCGCCAAGCGCCGCCGCGCGATTGCTTGCGGAAGAGCTTGCTATTGGCAAAGCCGCCTAGCTCATACCATTCCCGCTTTGTGATTCGCTCTTTGCGTTCCCTTTGTGCCATCATTCCGACTCCTCACAAAAATATGGCTTAACAGTATCGCGGCTATATGTTCCGCCGCGCCAAGCGATTGACTCGCGCCAATAATGGCCGCGCCCTTTAACCGCCGCATTATCGGCGAAGGCGCTAGGCTCGATTCCATGCTTTTCGTAATAATCCGGCCTATTGCTATGAGTCGAATAAAAACGGCCATTCAAAAAACCGCCATAGACTAGGCAAGAGTCATAAAGCCTATCTTGCAAGGCGGCGCGGAATCCATCGGCATAACTGAAAACCCATTGCGGAGTCCCTTTAGGCGCTTCGGCGCGAGCGCTGGCGATAGCCGCATTTATATCCGCGCTAGTCATGGCGCATATAGCGGCCATTGAATAAATATCGCTTATCCGCGTTTTTAACTTATCGCGAACGGCTAAAGCTCTTTCGATTCGCATTATGCCGACTCCCTTTCCATTCGATTGAGCGCCGCGCCGCGATCCGTACAAGCCGCATAAGCCGCCCTAACGCGGGCGGGAAGCTCGCCTATCGGAGTCGATGCTACGGCCAGCGCGACGGCTTGGAAGCGCTCGCAATGCGCTTCCGCTCGCATCGCCTTAGCGCGCCAATCGGCCAGCGCTTCGCGAGCTTCCGTCAATTCCGACTCTAGCCGCTCAATATCGCCATTAAGCGAGCGGATCGCTTGCGCTTGGCGATGGCTAGTTTCCGTCGCATCGCGAGCTTCCGCCTTCGCGGCAACGGCTTCCGCGTGCAAGCGGATCGCCGAGTCGACAAAGCGGCAAATAGGCGCTTCCGGATCGCCTTGGCCGCCAAAGGCGAGCGCGGCATTTGTCGCCATATTGCGGGCGCTCGCGAAGGGCGATCCGCTAAGCTCTTCCCGCGCCGTGCCGATATCAAAGGCGGCGCGAATATTTTCCAGGGACATAAAAGACTCCATCTAAAGCCGAATCAAAAAGGGCGAGCAATCCGCCCGCCCTTGTCTCTATATGTGATCCGCTTAACAGTCAATTAAAGCGCATCGCCCTTCCGTTGCGCCGCCGCTCGCGCCCGATGGCTTCCCGCGCTTGGCGGGCGATCCGCGCAAGCCGCTTGTGCTCTTCCCATGCCGCGACGTGCTGGCAATGCTGGCCGTCAAAATAGGCGGCTTCCGAATAAAGCATTAGTCTTCCCCCAAACGATTGCGAGCGCCAATCATCGCGCCGCCATCGGCACGCGGGCGAAGCGAGCGGCGAAGCTCATTAGCGGCCAGGCGATCCGCGCTCGCCTTATAGGAACGATAGAGCGCATAGCCGCCCAATTGGACGGCCAGCGCGGCGGCGAAAACAAGAGCGAAAAACATGCAACGACTCCTTTCCCTTTCCGGCATAGGGGCGAAGGATTAACGAAACGTCAACGGGCGCGGCCAGGGAGTCGAAACTGGCCGCGCCCGTATCAATCGGAAGTTGCTTCCGCCTAGCCATATTTGCCGCTCATCCATCCCGCGACATACATGACGAAAAGGGCGAATAGCACGGCCATAAAGAGGCATCCCTTAGCGCCGCCGCGCCCTTGTGCCTTTTTGCGATCAATCCTTTCTTGATCCGCTAGAGTCCTTCCCCATGGCAAAAGCTCTAGCGGCTTTTCATCTTCCCGCATCGGCCGCTATCCTTTCCCGCGCCGCGCGAAGCGGCAAGCGCTCGCCTTGCGGAGTCACGATATAGAGGCAATCAAAGCGCTCGCCCGTATAGCCGCGCCGCCCTTGGCGGGCGATAAGGCTTGCCAGCCGCCGCGCCGCCGCTTTTAGCGTTGCGTGCTCATAAGACGCGGCGCGGCTATAGGTGACGGGCGATTCCGCATAGTCGCCTTTATAGAGCGCAACGCGGAAGCGGCCAGGGACGGGCGGCCAGCGATCCGAATAGCGAGCGGCGATCATAGCGGGAAGCCTTCCAGGATCGCGGCGCGAACGGCCAGGGGGACGCGGGCGCGGATTAGCTCTTTGAGCTTGCCTAGCCGCCGCTCGCGCCGCTCTTTGCGGATATAGGCCAGGGACTCGGCCGCCGCTTCCGCCAATCCGGACTCGGCCATATCGTCGCCATAAAAGCCAAAGCATGAGTCCAGGCAATCGCCGTCCGGATCGCCATCGCTATCTAGCGACTCGATAACAAAGCCATAGACATCGCCCCATGCCCATGCGCCCCATAGCTTCGCATCGCTCTTTAGGCGCTCGCGAGCTTCCGCCTTGGCGGCTTTTGTTCGCGGCCATTTTGCGCCAATCTCTTTCGCATAGGCGGGCGAAAAGATTAGCAGCAATTCCGCATAGTCGCGCTGGCAATAGCCATGCGAGCTAGTGGAAAGGGACGGCCAGCCGCGAAGCTCGCAAAGCTCGCCAAGCGCCGTCATATAATCGCCCGCATGGCCGGAATAGCGGCTAGGCTTTATCTCTTCTAGCCATTCGTCCAATAGCTCGCGCTTCGCATCGGCGATCCGCTCATATTCATAATCGCTTTTGCGCTCTTTGGCCGCATCGGGCGATTGATCGAATATCTTGCAAAGCGCCCGCCAATGCCGCGCAATCCAAGAGTCCGAAACATCGGCCAGGGGATTCGGCACGTCGCCTTTCTCATCTAGCGAGCGATCATAATAGACTAAAAGCGGCGGCTGGCCGTCCCATGCGTCCCATGGGTTTTCTGGCGAGTCGTCATGCACGGCGCGAATAACAAAGCCGCTAACTTCCGCCCGATATTCGCCGCCATTGCGCGAGTCGTGCCATTCAAAATTGAGCTTTTCCATTGCTGGACTCCTACGTTCAAAGGATAGGCGGAAGTTACTTCCGCCCATAGGTTAGACGGTTTCCACAACGGCCGAGTCATCGGCTGGCATATCCGCGACATCGGCCAGGATCGCCGCCGCTTCTATTTCCGGCCAATTGATGAGATGACATCCCGCGCGAAAGCCGCCATCGGGCATAATCTTGTCAATCTGATAATGGCCGCAATAGACTCGCTTCCCGTTCGCGTGCCAAGCCTTGCCGCTTTCGCGGCATAGCTTCGCAAACTTAAAGACGCGGATCGCATCGGCCAGGGGAACGCGAGCGCCCCATGACGTAACAAGCTCTTGCCCGATGACAGTTAGCAGCGCGCCGCCCTTGTCATCGCTCAAATGCGGATAATTGACGACTCCGCGCTCGCGGAAGGCGGAAAGCGCCGCCGCTTCGCGCTCTTCCTTTTCGCGGCGCTCGCGCTCGCGCTTTTCCGAGTCTTCCGCTTCGCGAAGCTCGCGCCATGCTTCCGCGAAAGGATAGGCGGCGCGATATTCCGCCTTGATCGCTTCCGGCATAGTATAGGGCGAATAAGCCTTGCCATCGCTCGCCTTGAAAGAGCTAGGCGAATAATCGCCGCCAAGGAAGAAAGACGCGGGCGGGCGCGGCGCGGCCGGATCGCGTTTCCAGGCAAGATAAGCCGACTCGTTGCGTTCCTTTTCGGCCGCGACATCGGCCGCAATCGCCGCGCGCTCTTCCGTCCCTTCCGCAAAATAATTGAGCGGCGGGCGCTTGCCTTCGCCCGATTGCCAGGAGTCGAACGCGGCGCGATGCGCGGCGGCGCGCTCTTCCCTTTCCGCCTTTTCCAGGCGGCGATTGATAGCGGGAAACCGTTCGGCCGAAAAGCTATAGCTATTCGGGCGCTTCCCTTCGCCGCGCCGCCAAGCCATAAGCTCGCGCGCCCGCTCGCGCCGATGCGCCGCGATAATGCGATCATTCCGGCCAGCGATATGCGCCCGATAGGCTTTGACGTGACTCCACAAAGCGGCGGCGCGGCGCGTATATCCGGCCGCCTTGGCGCGCTTGTGAAGGCGGGAAAGCTCGCGCCCATAGTCTTCCATTCGTTTGAGCGCATAAGGCTTGCTATCGCGGCGGCCGTAATAGCCGCGCTTATCGCCCCAAACGTCGCGCCCGTCTTCCGGACTATCGGCCAGAATATCGGCGAAGCTCATAGCGGCGAAGCGCTCCCCTTCGCGATCAAGCCGCGCCGTTCGCGCATCGCCCGCCGCGTCTTCCTTCGCCTTCGCCTTGCGCTCGCCTTCGCGGATCGCGGAAGTTACTTCGCCCGCGCTCATTCCGATGCGAGCGGCCAGGAAGGCGACTCCATCGGCCGCGCTATCGCGAGCGGCGGCCGGATTGGCGGCCAGCCATTCGCGAAACTTGCGGAAGGCGATTGCTTCGCGCGATCCGGCATAGCCGATTCCGCCTAGATTGCCTTCCTTCGCCGCGCGCTCATATGCTTTCGCGAGCTTCCGCTTTTTGGCGGGCGATCCTTCCGCATCGGCGATCAAGAGCACGTCATAAAGCGCCGTCAATTCCGGCATATGATAATGCGTCAAATGCCGCGTTGCGCTGGCCGCAAGCGATTGATGGCCGGACGTTGTGACGGAATAGCGATCCGAATTGAGGAACGCGACATCGCGGCCAATCATAAAGCCGCAAAGATAATGCGATCCGTAGGAATAGAGCGCCGCGCCCGTGAAAAAGAAATTGTCTTTGGCATAGCGGGCGGAATCTTGCGCCCGATGCGCCCAAAGATGCGAGACTTCGCTTTTATCCGCGAAGACTGTTTTTTGACGTGCCATAATTTTCGACTCCATGGCGAATCGCGGCGGAATTGCCGCGCCCCATAGCTAAGCGATCCGCATAGCCGATGCAAGAGCTAAGGGCGGCCGGATCGCCAGGCGGCCAGGATCGCCGCCGCTCGCATCGGCCAGGCGGCCAGGATCGCCGCCAAAGCGGCTAAGCGCATCGCATAAACCTAACAATTTCAATGACTTGCGCCAGGCGACGGCCGGGAACGGCCGAATTGCGCCCGAAAAAGCGTGCAATTTCAATGGGTTACGAATGTTCACGGAACGTCCCATGAACGAAAAACTTTTTGCCTCGCGCCGAACTAACTTCCATTTTGGCGAGCCGATTCCCCGCACCCCCCTGTAGTGGTAATTCTGGAATCAAAATAGGCTGGCTATTCCCAGGCGGCGCTGACGTTTAGGCACTACCCGGCCGGGGAGGGTGTTGACATAAATCTTTCTAGGGAATATACGGACGGCATAACCGATTCCCAAGCCAGCTAGGAGGAACACAGTGGCGGATACCAACGCGACCATCACGGCGATGGCCAAGCAACTCAAAGAGGGAGAGACGGTCAGCCGATCCAAGCGCATCCCCCTGGACGAACTCGACACCAAGAAAGTCAGCCGCAAGCTGTCCTCTATGCGGAACAGCATGAACCAGATTGCCGCCAGGGCGCGCGAGGCGACCGAGCGTGGCTATCGTGTCGAGAGCGGCCAGTTCGTCACCTATGACGGCACGGCGGTCATGCTGGTGGTGGCTCTGACGTGCATGGAGGATGAAGGCGAAGACGACATCTGACCAAGCGCACCCGGAGGACCAAACCAATGTGCATCGAACAAGTCCCCGCGTTCCGACACGCGGGCAAGCTATACGACACCGAACTGAAAGCGGTAGAAGCCGCTCTCCAGGAACTCGGCACGACGCTGATAAAGGATCACAGCGCCAGCGTCCACATCGGCCTGGTGAAGCACCGCGAGGCACTGACGCGGCTTCTCGGCCGCCACCAGGAGCTTTCCCCCGATCCTACGCCCACGGAAGTCACTTCCTCGAACGGCACCGGAGAACCTAAGAGGGGAACCGAGGCATGAGCGAACCGAAGTGGGGCCTGGACCGCCGCCGCGCGATCACGCTGGCTATGGTTCACCCCGATAAGCGCCGCCAACGGCATGAAGTCATCACCTTCGTTCGCAAGGTGTGCCGTGCCACTGATCTCACTGACTTCTTTGAGCGTGTCGCCGTGTAGGCTGACATGCAGAACGTAGAAAGGATTCTCGGACTGTGACCGACACTCTTCACCAGGAACCGGAACGCGACCAGTTCAAATCGGAATCGCCGATCCGCGCCTTCACCGACTGGCAAGTCAACGGCCGCTATGCGCTAGGCAAGGGCTTCCGGCCTTCGCTCCAGCATGTCGTGCCCTACCTGGAGGCCATGGAGCGCAAGGAGGGCTGGCGGATCGTCCAGGTGCTCGAAGCGGGCACGCAAACGCCGAGCTTCCTTTTCCGGTGCGTCCGCGAGGCGAGCGACGACGAATTGCGCGAACGCTACGCCCATCTCGACTTCCAGCTTCCGGCCAAGGTTGCCACCGGCTTGCGCCAGGTGACGGGCGATATGGTCCACGCGATCAAGGGCACCACCTGGCCGCACAAGCGCAAGGAAGAGTTCTATGGCTTCGCCGACCGGGTGAACGGCTATGCGGCCGAACTGGAGGCAGCGCGGGAACCGGGAACGGAAGAAGTCGTCATTCAGACTTACCCTCTCGATATCAGGGAGCACCCGGCTTTCGCCGACAAGTGGACAGACCACGGCAGCGACATCGACATCCCGGTTGCGTATCACGAAGAAGCGCTCCGCTTCATCGCCGACAAGCGCGGCATGGACGCGGATCGCCTGGTGGCGGACTTCATGCTCTACTTCAAGGAGCGCAACCAGCCGAACCAGGTGTCGCACAAGACCTTCTATCAGCAACTCCAGTTCATCCTTCCGGCCGCCAAGACGCTCGAACTGAAGCAACTCATCGACCAGTTCCGGGTCTCCAAGCAGTCGCCGGTAGAAGTTACTTCCGCACCCCCTGTAAGCGCAATTGGCGATGATCCGATCAACCCGAAGCACTATGCCGGTCGCGAGTGCGCCGACATCGGCGAGCGCCTGACCGCCAACGGGTATCAAATCCTGAAGTATTGCTGGCGGCTCGGCAAAAAGGATGATCCCTGCCAGGAACTCGGCAAGGCAATCTGGTATGGCGAGAGCGAATCGGAATTGCTCCGCGTCCTGGCGCGAGCACAAGGCTGGCGTGCAGTGCGGCCGAACGTCACCGGGATCAAAGACTCGGCCGCCTTCCTGGAAGATCGCATCGCCGACCAACCGCAATTCACACAGAACATCGCGCGGATGCTGTGGGCCGGGTATAGCCAGCGCCAGCTTCAGGCGATCCTGGAGGCGATCAATGAGCACCGCTTCCACCTGGATTGCGGCCGAGGCCTGGCCATATGACGCGCCCCCTGGTCATCTGGAACCAGCACAAGCTGGAGACCCTGGAGGAAGCCATCGCCCTTGCCGAGGCCGGTGGACGGCCCCTGGTGACGTGGACGGAGACCGAGAAGCCGTCACGGTATGCCAAGGGTATCGAGCACGCCTGGACGCTCTCCCTGGCCGTCGAGACGGCGGCCGAAGTCCGAGCCGAAATGGCGCGAAACCCTATGCCGGTGTTTCCGGAGAACCGCGAGGGACGCGAGCCATGAATCCGAAGCATCTATCCGTCCGCATGGATCGCGAGACCGGCGCGCTATGGCTGACCGAAGAGAAGTATCGCAAGCCGCCCCGGCGCGTGGTCGATCTCACCGCTCCGGCGCTGTTGGCCCTATGCGCCGACCTGGTGGCCGAGGATGGCACGCAAGAAGTGACCAGGGACGTGAAGTTCAATGATGGTTTCGCCGCCCGCATCACGATCTCTGTTATCGAGAAGGAGGACCAAGATGAGCCGCATACATGAGATTAACACCGCGATCTTCAAGCATTGCACGCCTGACGGCGACAAGCTGATTGCCGAGATCGCGCGTGTCAGCAACCCGGTCAATGAGAAGAACGAAGCCACGGCTCCGCGCCTCATCCGCTATCTGATCGAGCACAACCACTGGTCGCCGTTCCAGATGTGCTCCATGGCCATCGAAGTGAACACCACGCGCGACATCGGCCGCCAGATTCTCCGGCACCTGTCCGCCATCGGCTACCAGGAGTTCTCCGGCCGGTATGCGGAATATGGCGAAGTGCTCGACTATCGCGAGTGTCGCTTCCAGCACCCGACCAATCGCCAGTTGTCGCGCGAGCCGGAGACCGAAGAAGAGCGGCAGATTGCGGCCGAGTGGGATGAGTTCATCCGCACCAAGGCCGCGTCGAGCGAGAACGAATATCGCTATTGGCTCGGCCGGGGCGTGGCCAAGGAACAAGCCCGTGCGATCCTGCCGGAGGGCCTGGTCCCGACGCGCATGTATCTCCACTATTCGATTCGGACCTGGCTCCACTACATCGCCGAACGCGAAAAGATCGGCGTGCAGAAGGAACATCGCGTCATCACCCATCAATGCCGGGAAATCCTCTACGATCATTTCCCGATGACAGCGGAGGCGTTCTTCCACAATGCCTAGTGATCGTCACCCCGTCACGCGGAAGAAGTGTTTGTGGTGCCGCCAACCCTTCGACGGTGGCCCAAAAGCGCGATATTGCTCTATGTCGTGCGGCGGATACTTCAGGCGCAGAGCGCGAGGCGTGAAAGGGCGCGAGAATTGGGGCGCATCGGCGGAAGCAATAGCGGCGATGCAGCCTCATCGAGATCAAGGTTTGCCGTATGGCACCGCTGTTCGTGCTTGGCTCGCAGACTACAAACTGAAAATCGGTTGCGTCGATTGTGGGTATAAAGAACACTTCGCCGCCCTGCAACTGGACCACGAAGGAACAAAATCTGTGTCCATAGCCAAAGCCCGAACAAGCATAGACCGGCTATTGGCTGAAATAGAAAGCGGCGAATGTAAGGTCAGATGTGCCAACTGTCACGCAGTCAAAACGTGGGAAAGGAAACAAAGATGAACCGCACTTATTCTTTTTGGGAATGGACGCGCGCTTACCTAGTGTTGGCGTGCTGGCTCCCGTTATTCCCGGTTTTGATGCTGATTGACGGTCGCACCATGCCAAAATGGCTCACCGCGAAGTTACTTCGCGCACATCGCCGATGGACGGCCGAAAATCCGATGGATTTCCGCATACCCCCTAACGAGGCAGTTCCGGTCTATATGCAAAGGTGGTGGCGAGTGCCACGCAATTGGGCTACGAACATCTACTACCACATCGTCCGTCGATCTGACGATGACCGCGCCTTGCACGATCACCCTTGGATAAGTCTGTCCATCGTCCTTGACGGCGGCTACTTCGAGCATGAAATCCTGGCGGGCGGCATCCACCGCAAGACGTGGTTCGGTCCCGGCCGTATGCGGTTCCGCTGGCATGGCCGGAAGGCGCACCGGCTCGAACTGAAGCGAGTTGGCATGTCGGACCTTGTGCGCGAGATCGGCCATTGGCCAATCGGCAAGACCGAAGAACTTACGCTCGACGGAGACGGCCTCATCGAACTGCCAGCTACCACGATATTCATCACCGGCCCTGTGCTGCGTCGGTGGGGATTCCATCACGAATCGGGATGGGTTGATGCTTACGATTGGGACGCTTTCTGCGACGAGCGGGGCATCAAGCAGGCAATGCGGATGGACGGCGGCTCGGACGCTGCCCTCTCCAGCCGCAACAAGCACAATTTCAACCAGGAGTAAGTGACCATGGGTAAGAAGATCGAAATGCTGATCGCGGCGGGAAACCAGTTTTTCCACTACGCCACACAGCACTACGCCAAGACGCCGCCTCAACTGGAAAAGGGTGACGTGAACGTCGATTTCGGGCGGCGCTGCTTCAAGGCGGCCGGGGCCAAGCACGGCGGCGTGCCCGTCAGGCCGGATTTCCGGCCCGTGGAGAGCGATTCGGCCGTCGAGACGGGGGAAGATGCCCCGGAGACGCCGGAACTGCCTGTGACGGTCGCAGAAGTGACCGGCAACATCGCCGAATCCGAACTGCTCGGCCGCTACCTGGCGGCGAAGGCGGCGGCCTGCCGGAACCACATCGCGAACCGGCCGCACCTGGCCGAGGGCTTGGAGCACACCATCCGCGTGCTGGAGACCACGGCCGAGGAAGTGCGGGGCGGCCTCCACATCCCGCCCGTTATCATTGAAGGCAAGATGATCCCCTACAACGAGGATCGCGATAGCGGACAGCGCCACGCCGATTCGCTCCGCCTGTTCTTCACCGATGTTTACGGCCGCAACCTGAAGGCGGGGTGGTGGACCAACATCGAAGACGGCACGCCGAAGAAGCGCAATGTCGGAGAACTGTTCATCCTGTTCATCACGGAGATCGCCGAAGCCTACATGGCGTATCGCGATGACCTTCCTGACGACAAGCTGCCGGAATATCCGGGTCTCGGCGTCGAACTGGCTGATCTCGGCATCCGGTGGGCGGACTTCTGTGGTGCGCTTCTGGCGGGCAATATCGTGGAGCACAGCGGCGCGCGGAATCCCGGCGACGAGATGTTCATCGAAATCCTGGAGATCGCACAGCGGTATGAGGCGATCCGCAAGACACCTGAAGCCGTGGGCGAACCGGAAGAGGGCGTGATGATCCCGGCTGCTGACGTGGCCGTCATGGTGGACCGGAAGCTCGACTTCAACGCCAAGCGCGAGGATCACAAGATCGAGAATCGCCTGAAGGAGGACGGCAAGCGGACGTAAGCGGAATGGCTGTCACCAATCATCGAAAGGCGAATCCGACTTGCCGCAAATGCGGTGATCGGTTGACAGAAGCCAACTGGAGCCGGTGCCACCGCGTCGGCTCCAGGAGGCAATTCATCTGTTCGCTGTGCGCGACCAAAAGCTCGGCCGAATGGAAGAAAGCGAACCGAGCCGCGTTGCGGGCCAAAGACCGAGCGGACTACCGCAACAAGTCACGACGCTTCGACATCTACGGCATGACCCCCGCCGACTACGCCACCCTCTTGGCTAAGCAGGACGGCCGGTGCGCGGTGTGCCAGGACCGCGAGCCAACCGATATCGACCATTGCCACAGCACCGGCAAGGTTCGCGGACTGTTATGCCGAGCGTGTAATCTTGCGTTGGGTATGTTGAAGGACGATACGCGGCTGTTCCGACGCGCAATCGCTTACCTGATTGACCCGCCTGCTTGACAGACTTCTTGCATACGATTAAGCAGAGGGTCGCGAGGCTGAATCGGACAGAAAATGAATCCGCGAATCGGCCTACCGAAGTAACTTCTCTAGGAGGACCGAGAAATGACCGACGCAGTTTCCCAGGCCGCCGAATACGCTGGCCTCATCGCCGACATCTGCAAGCTGTCCCTGCATGACCACCGCAACCGGCGCGATCTCGAACAGCAAGTCTTCCAGCGTCTCGGATACGAGACCACCGTGAACAAGCGCGGCTACTGCATCCGCCGCCCCGGTGAATCGCATTGGCAGAGCCAGCCGCAAATCCTCTCGGACTTCGGCACGGCCGTCAACTACACCATCGGCCACCGCTACGGCGCGCTCGACCATCCGCTCGAACAGAACTGGTATATCCGCGAGATGTGTGAGACCAGTGAACCGATCAATCCCAACGGCAAGCGGATCGCCGCGTGGGCCATCCGGCTCCACAAGAACGGCAAGCCCTACCGTGACGCCACCGCGATCTCCCCGGCCGCCGCCCTGGTCGCCGCCTGGTTGAGGACGCACGCATGAAGGATAGGGACCGTCGCAAGGCCCAAGCTAAGAAGCAACGCTTGTGGCGGGACCGGCTTCGCGAACGCGATCCGGAGGAATATCGTCGGCGGCTCCGTCGCTATCGGGTGAAGCATCACTACGGTCTGTCCGAGGAAGAGCTTCACGAACTCTACGCCAAGCAGGACGGCCGCTGTGCCATCTGCCTGCGACCGGAGGGAGAGAAGGCCCTGTGTGTCGATCACGATCACCTGACCGGCGACGTGCGCGGCTTGCTCTGCAACAACTGCAATGCGATGCTCGGCTATGCCGGAGACAGCACTGAAATCTTGCGTCGGGCGATCTACTACGCCATAGACCCGCCGAAGTAACTTCTGAAAGGAAATAACCATGTTGATCGTCAAGCAAATCGAGCGAATCCTTTATGACTTTCTAGGCCAGGGTGGCGGTGACGGCGACACGATTCGCGAATACGCAGAGAAAATAGCCGCCCTCTCCAGCGACAACGGTGCGGCTCTCGCAGCCGCCATGCTGGAAAATGAGATCACTTCAACACTCATGGACATGACGGTGGCCACGGTGCTCGCCACGCTGATCGTAGAAGAAGGTGGCGGCCGGTCGAACATCGGCATCTCGCCTTTGTCGATGGACCACATGATGAAGCACTACCTATACGAAGTGCGTAACGAAGGAATGATACGCCATGTGAGTATCAAGCTCCGCGAGGACAGCAATCTCCAGGACGAAGCGGCCTGGCGAGAGCCGTCCAACCGCCACGGCGTCATGCACCAGGACGAAGACACGGCCAACGCCAAGCCGCAAGCCGAGCCGAAGGTGCATGACCGGCCGGTGTGGGCGGTGCGCGACGGGGCGGGCCTGCATGAGATGCCCGACGAAGACACGGCCAAGGCGTTCGTCCTGAAGTCGGTCGATCCCATCGCCACCGTCGAGAATCGTTATTGTTTACATCCGGACTGTCCCTCCACGGGATGCAACCATGCGGAAGGAACTTCCGACGCCTAATAGGTGTTGACAAGTCTCTTTCATGGGATCATACGGGGGCGTCACAGCGAGGAAAGTGACTGGACCAATGGCTAAACCGAAACTCATCGTTGACAACGACATCGACAATGACCCGATGTTTGACGTGTCGCCCAAGGCCAAGCGTAAGGCCCTGGACCGGCAACTCATCCAGCTTCTCGAACGGATCGAACGACTCCGCGAAGAGAAGAAGGGTCTGGCGGATGACGAGAAGGATGTCTTCTCCGAAGGCAAAGCGCTCGGCTATGACGCCAAGATGATGCGGGCAATGCTGACGCTTCGGAAGATGAAGCCCGATGACCGCGCCGAACTCGACGCGCTCATGGACACCTATCGCGCCGCGTGCGGTCTATAATCCCCAAGCCCTGATATCGTGAGAAAGGAATCTACGATGGAAAAGCTGTCTCTCCCGAAGGCGAAGTTCGCCCATGAACTGACTGCCGCCCCGGTCGATCCGACCATGAAGGCCGCCGAAGCGACCAGTGCCAAGCTGTATCGCGTCCCGGTCTCCAAGATCAAGGTCATCCCCGGCTTCAACGTCCGCGTCCAGTCGCCCGACTACATCGCGCACCGTGACGCGATCCGTGCGAGCATCGCCGCCAACGGCTATGACTCGACCAAGCCGCTCGCCGGTTATGTCGCCAAGGAAGGCGATGAGAACGTCATCTACGTCACGGACGGCCACACCCGCCTGGACGCGGTGAACGAATATAACGCCGATCCTGACACGGCCGAGAAGGACGAGATCACCACCCTGCCGGTGATAGTCCAGCCGAAAGAAGTGTCGCTCACCGACCTGACGGTCATGCTGCATACCGCGAACAGCGGTCGGCCGCTGACGCCGTTCGAGCTTGGTGTCGTCGTCAAGCGGCTCCTGGCCGAGGAAGACGCGAAGAAGGCGGACATCGCGGCGCGGCTCGGCGTCACCACGCGATACCTGGATGACGTGCTGTTGCTCGCCAACGCCGACTCCAAGGTCAAGCAGCACGTCGCGGCGGGCGCGGTCTCCAGCACCATGGCGATCCAGCTTCTCCGGAAGGACGCCGATAGCGCGGCCGAGAAGATCGAGGCGGCGGTGAAGAAGACCGCTGGCACCGGCAAGAAGGCGACCAAGAAGCACACCGGCCCGAAGATGCAGAAGGTCAAGGTGTCGGTCTCGGTCGCCGAAGGCACGGACATGAAGGAGATCGTCAAGGCGGTCGCCGCGAAGGTCCGCGAAGTGATCCCCGCCGTCGAAGGCGAGGACGACACGAAGCTGGCCGGTGTCGATGGCACCGTGAACCTGGTGATCGAAGTTCCCGCACCGGAGCCGGAGCCGAAGCCCGCCAAGGCGAAGGCCAAGGCCGAGAAGCCCGCCAAGGGCAAGAAGGCGAAGGCCAAGGCCGCGCCCGCCGAGGAAGCTGAAGAAGCCAAGCCGGTGAAGAAGGCGAAGGCCAAGGCCGAGAAGCCCGCCAAGGGCAAGAAGGCGAAGGCTGACATCGGCGTCGAGGGCGCGGAAGTTGTCGAGGACGATGACGAAGAAGCGATCCTGCCGCCGAAGGTCTCTTCGGATGATGAAGTCCCCGACGACGAAGTGGACATCTAACCGAGACGGGGCCAGGAGCGGGGCGGTGGCGATGCTGACGCCGCCCGAAGGGGAAACCCCGCTACCTGGCCCCACCCCTCCGATGATCCGCGTAGGCATCGCGATCAGTCCCAAGCGACAGCGTGATCCCGACTATAGCTTCGGGCGCTGCGCGGATCATCGGAGCGGTGGGAATTGGTTGGCCACGGTCCAACGGCGATCACAATAAACCGTTGGTTCGCTTGCCCTCGTTAATCCGACAGCCCGTGCGTCCCTGGAGACACGCCAAACAGGTTGCGCCGTTCCACCCTAGTTAGGAGGACCGTATGACCGAAGTAACTTCCAATGAAGACCGCGCAAAGGCCGCCCGCCCCGTCGATACCGGCCGTGACATCCTGCGAACGCCGATCACCGGCCGCGATATTCTCTGACAGCGAAAAGCCCGCCGATCCAGTGCGAGGGGATCGGCGGGCTTCGTTTTCCCCGGAGGACCAATTCCGAGGGACAACCTACCAGGAGGCAGGGAGACATTAACCGATCTACGGTTGATCTGCAACCCCTTCTGATTCCTCGCTCTCCGTGCCTTCAGCCTGGCACCGATCCAGGACAGCTTGCACCTGGTCCGCCCAACGCCCCTCCGCCTCATACAGCCCAAGCTGCGCGGCCGTCCTGGCGCTCCGCTCGACGCCGGTTCTCGGCCGAGCCTGATTGCGGAGCGGTGTCGGCCGAGAGGCGCGGAGCCGTTCGTAGGTCGCGCGATCTGGACAAGGCCCGCGCTTCGTCACAGTGACCGTGCGCCACCGCGTCTCGACCGGGGCGGGGTTGGTGGCACATGCGGCCAGGAGCGATGCCGCTGCCAGCACCAGAGCGAATCGAGTCATCTGCATCTTCACTTCCTCCATGCGTCCCAGGGGGCGTTGCTGTCATTCTCCATTATCGCACAGTCGCGCTCACGGTCGCCGGTCGCCTGGCGCGTCAAGAGATCGTTGAGCCGCGCCCTGGTGCCTTCGGCCGAGCGATCTTGATTGTCCAGGATCGCGGCCAGTTGTTCGTCTAGGCGGCGTTGGAGCGCCTGGTCCCGTAAGCTGGCCTGGTCGATGGCTTCGAGTTGCGACGTGGCGTTGTCAGCCGTGCGCCGTAGCGCGGCGATAGCGGCGGGCACCTGGCTCGGATCGAGCGTAGCGCGGCGGCCCTTGCTATCCGGCTCCACGGTGGCCAGGGTGGTCGCCTGGACAACGGTGGACTGCCATTCGGTCAGTCGTTCGATCTCGGCACCCCTAGCGAGCCAGGACGCGATGAAGACGCCGATCAAGATGACGGCTACGCCGCCTCCTATCAGCTTCCAGTATAGAGTCGTCATACGATTCCCCATGTGATTGCGCCGACTATGCCGACGATGAGAAGAGCGAGATAGACCAGGAGCACCATTGCGACGTTCCTGGCCTTCGCGGGATCGAGATCGGGTTTAAGCCGCAAGCGGAATCCCCTTGTCCAGTTTCGCCTGGACCTTGCCCGCCGCCTCGCGCTTGGTGATGATCCCGTCTTTGTTCACGTCGAGACCCGCGTTCTGGCGGTAAGTGGTCGGCTTCGAGTTCTTGTCCCACAGCGGAGCCGAGACCGGCTTGCCGATTGCGGACGGCCACAGGATCGCCATGTAGCAGTCTTCCAAATTGGTGATCGGGCCGTGCCGATCAATCTGCATCCGGAAATACCAGTAAACCCAAGTCAACTGATCTTCTGCCGTCATGCTGGCGAGGGCGGCCGTGGTCAGCGTCGTATTGCGATACTGGCCGAGTTCGGTTGCCGTTGCAGGCATGAACTGGATGAGGCCCGTCGCTCCGCTCCCCGCCATGTTCTTCTTGGACGGGCTGAAGCTCTCTCCGCTCTCCCAAGCCATGCACGCCATGAGCCAGTTCGGATCGAACGGTGCGCCTTGCTTCTTGGTGATCTCATCGGCGATCCACCACACCCGGTCACGGAATACGGCCGAGACCTTCTGGCCCCATGCCAACTTCGGCCGACCGGAGGGAATCGGTAGCACAGGCGCGGTCACAACGATGTCATCGGAAGCAACTTCCGGGACCATCGCTTTGAGGCGCTGGAGAGCGTCGATCACCTGTGCGATTCCACCCTGGATATCGCTGGTGTCGAATGTGATCTTGATCTCTTGCTTTGCCATGTCAAATGTTCTCCTTTTGTCCGTCCCAAGGAGGGCCTTCGTCGTCCGAGCCTGCCGATGGAGCGTCGGAGGCCGCTTTCGCGTCTCCTGGCCCCGGAATCGGCGGCGCTGGAGGCATCCCGACTGTCTTGGCTTCCTCCACCCGGCCGGAATTGGCGTCGGAGACCCTAGAACCGGCCACTTGGACGCCGGATCGCAGTAGTGCGGCCGTCTTCAGGAGCTTGACGATTTGCTCGGCAGACGGGGCCACCATATAGTATGTCGCCATAACGCCGGAGAAGGCGATTATCCACTTGCAGAGCGACAGGAGTGCGGGCACACCGAGCGTCGGCGCGGCGAGCGCCACAGCGGCCAGGCGGTCGATAGCGCCCCACAGCATCCAGAAGACGGCGGCGGTGGTCGCAAAAACGAAAACCCGCCGCCAGAGCCAGGAGGCTTCGGGCAGCGGGTCTTGTAGATCGACCGTAGGCTTGGTCGTGTCGGTCATTTAACAGCGTCCTTCAGTTGCGTGACGGCGAACCGTAGCTCCCTCATTTCGTGCTCCAAGTCTTTGATCGAATCGGTGACACCTTTGTTACTCTCCGACCACATGAGCATTGTCGTATGGTCCATAATCATCCCACCAACCACTTTGTTGGTCGTCGGGTTGTTCGCTTCGGGCATCACGGTTTTGATCTTTTTCACGGCAGACCAAATTGCGGCGATGACAGTTCCGGCAGCGGCTAGGAAAACTCCGACGTTGGTGGCGATGGTTATGAAATCAGGCGAGACTGCGATCTGCGACACGGCGTTTATCCTGCTTCATGTCGTGTCGCACTTTCTCTGCAAAAACCGTATCTGTTGCTGCGCGATAGGCGGACACGATATCCATAACCACCAACCCCGCATACACAACTAGTCCGGTATTTGGAACACCGGACTTCAATAGTCCGACGCAAACTTGCGTCCACACAAAGGCCGAAGCGAAGCTCATTATCAGGCGTATCATCGGGGTCCGCGAAAATGCGCCGTTAATGAAGAGCGCGCTTGCTCGGACCAGGCCGAGAACCACTGTGCTCAAACCCCACAAAGCGGCCGGAGGGACTTCACCGGCCATTGCCGTAAGGCCGGATAGCGTGATCCGAGTCGCTTCCTGGGTGAAGAGTTCGGGATGAAGGATGACGTAGCATCCCCACAGGAACGACATCCCGGCCATGAACCATTCCGGCCAGCGGGCCGGGAAGTGTTGCTTTAGTGAAACGATCAGCATGTCAGAGCCTCGCACTTTGGTCCCCCCGCGTCGTCATCATTGGTCCCCTTGGAAGTAACTTCCACTCCAAGCGGCATTGGTTAATGGAACTCCACGAAGAAGTCAATCTCGGAAGTCAAGTGATAGTTATGCCATAGTAAGCGCCCATGCTATTCTGGACGGCGTAGCGATCAGTTGAATCCAATTCACGGTCGGTCAGGATAAACTCACCAATGCGACCAAGGAAACGGTCGGTCGTTACTATCGTGTCGCCATATCGGATAAAGTTTCGATACGCGGTTCGGCCGCCGTAGTTGGTGCTGAAAGCTGTGCCGTCCGGACCATTGCGGAAAGGGATACCCGCATACACGCCACCTGTCCAACCGGCCGCCGCATGGAGACCGATGATCTGCTTGGTGGTATTCGTCACGGTAAGGTTGCTGATCGTATGCGTGACGCCGTTGCACATGGCCGCCATGAGGCCGCCAGGTTGCCAACCAAAGCCGAACTGCGCGCTCGATAGTTGCTGGCTGAAGACAGAACGGTAGGCAGCGGTCGAACGCGGGTAGATCGCTGCGATGAAAGTGTGAGGACTAAGGATCGGCGACCACCCGCAATGAAGCCAGCGTGACGAATCGAAGTCGATACCCGGATGCGTTCCGTCGATGGTCTGCAACACACCGCCTGTCACGATGCGAGCGCCCACGCTGTCATTGGCCAAGCTGTTGCCGTCGCCCATCTGATTGTGCCAGGCTTCGATGGCGATATCATTGGAGCCGGTATTGTAGGCGGCGAGAGCCGTCATATCCAAGTTGCCCGAACCATCGAAACCGATGTTGGCCCGAACCGATCCGTTATAGATCGAGATGCACGGGCCGTTGTATTCCGGAACCAACTTCCGAAGGGCGAAGACTTGCTTGATCCCGGCCACGCCGTAAGGGTTGCTTGGCGTGAAATACGGCATACGGAAAGACACCCCGACGCGGACGCACATATCCTGTTCGAGGGTCTTGCGGTTCTGAGTCGGAAGGAAGCTCGGATACGCGACTAGCTCATGGATATATCCAGTCTGCGCGTTAGAACCGATATAGCTCTGGCTAGGCGTTCCGCCCATGCCGCCGAGCGCCACGTTGATCCCGTGCGATCCGTCCAGGGTATTCTGGATGTCGATGATGTTGTTCGCGCCGCGACCGTATCGCGTGGCAAAAGCCATCACCGACCACCTGGTATTGATCCCATTGCTATCGCCTGCCCATGGATCGAACATGGTCTTGTCGGCCGATCCTAGCTGTTGCACGTTCGGTTGGCCGATGTTGCTGAAGCCAAGGCCCATGCGCGACGTTCTATCCGTGCCGATCACGCCGGTATAGTTCCCGACCATGCTGGCATCGCGCTTGAAGCTGAAGATGATCGTTTGCGCTGTGTGCAAGAAGTGATAGGTGGTCGAGACCAGGCCGGTGGTATTGCTCACCATCCATATCGCGGGACGCCCACCGAACGTATCCAGCACGCCCGCGTTGACGATGCGTGGTTGTGCGCCGAGAGTTGATTGCGACCAGTTATTGCCGCTACCACTCTGGTCATACCAGATGTTCACGAAGCCGCTTCCCGATCCCACGAAAGCCAGAAGCGCGGCGGTGTCGAGTTCACCCGCGCCATTGAATCCGACATCCAGGGTGGTATTGTCCGACGAACGCCGAACGCGAAGACAGTTGCCGCTGTAGGCCGGGTTGAGCTTGCGAAGGCTCAACAGCAAGGTCGGGCCATCGGCCATGAAATCGGCCCCGGCGAAACCCTCTACCGGAGACATGCCTTGCTGCGCGATGATTCCTGCGATCATGCTGACACCGTTTGTCCAAGAATGTCGAACTCATCGGCGGCCACGCGCTTCAGCGTAACCGTGCCGCCTTCTGGCACCGAGAGAGTGCCACCGGCCGGTGGATTCAACGTGACGCCCGATCCCTCGATAAGAGTGAGATCGGTGGCACCGGCATTGCGGATGTGCCATTCGCCGTTCGCGGGCATAGGCTCCGTCGCGTCCGGTTGCACCGTCACGCTCTTAGCACCGGAGTTGGTGAACCGGAGATACAGGCCCGCCTCCGATGCCAAAAGGTTGTGACTGGAGCCGCTGATCGTCGTGACCACGGCCAGGGAAGTCCCGCCACCAGTCTCCAATTCGGCCCATACGGTCCCGTCGAACTTCTCGTAGTATCCTTGATCCTGGTTGTAGAGAAGCCAACCAAGATGAGGCTCGACATAGACCCAAGCGCCATCGTCACGGATGGCTATCTCGTTTGGGTGCGTTGCGTGCGTCTCATCTAGGATGACGACATCGCCATCCGTGGGCGAACCAGGCTCCGCCGCAACCTTCTCCAACACCGTGCCTTGCGTCAGCACAGAGAGTTTGAGAAGGTTAAGGCTCATCTCGTCATCCCATCCGTCCTCTCCGAGATCGAAGAAGGCGACTAGGCCGAGATTAGGTAGAGAACGTGACGGCATTTCATTCCTCCGAAGTTACTTCCATTATGCAGCGCCGCCCCAATTGAGGCCCCATGTGTAGCCCCAACCGGAGGACAGTATAACCTGGAAGCTGTTATTTTGCCAAGACACCAGGCCATCTCGCTCGCTTTCCAGTTCTACGCGGACCACCGTGGGCGGATCGTCTTCGGCTTGCATGGTCGCATCGTAGGTCCACGTCAAATCCGTGATCCCGGTGACTTCTCGAATAGGCGTATCCGGATCGTCAATCGAGTAGATTCGGATATTATAGGTCTGACCCGCTTCTCCAGCCACGGTTGGCTCAAAATACCCGACAAGCTGGTCTGCCTGCGTGATCCGGTTACGACTGGCCCATGTGATCTCCGGCTCGGCGTATTCACCTATCAGGGAGAATATGCTGTCACCGCCAACCTTGACATCTGTGGGCGGATACGGCCTCCCCTGACGGCCGACAAGCTCCAGACTCATCTCCGGCGCGTCTTCGATGGCGAGCACATCTGACGAGATGCGCGTCAGCACCTTCGCATATACAGTCTCACCTTCGGTATATTGCCGATTGTCGCTGACAAGATCGTCGTCAACTGTCCACAGGCGGGCGTTAGCCGAGTGCGGTTGTGGGATCGTGTCTCCTACGCCGCGCGTGATCGTCGCTATCAGCGTGCCTTCGTTGAGCGCGTCGAGACGCACAAGCTCATCACCGATATAGAGCGCTTCGCCCACATTGTCCGCACTGAAAGACTGGAGATCGGTGATCTCGACTTCCGTTTGCGTGGGGGTTATGTCATCCGCGAGCTTGGCGTTGCCGGTGAAGCTGCCAGTGGTTTGCACTTCATAATCCGGTTCGCCCTCTGCTTTGGTGGCAAGGTCGTATTGGTAGCTTGTGCTGTTCGGCGCGATGGCCATGGTTCCCACAAAGGTAGCGTCATCCGGCTCCGCTTCCGCGTCGGCCGCGCCTTCCAGGCGATACATATCCCGATAGCTGGCTTCGACAAGACGCTGTTCCAGTGCCGGAATCGCGGTCGTCGGCGGTGGCGTCCAGCCTGGCTCGGTCGGCACGACATAGCTGGTGGTCGGCAACCCGAAAACATCCTGGACCGTCTTGATCGTGATCCGGCCGTCGAGCATATTTCCATCGTCAATCTCACCGGCGCGAAGCACGATGTTGCTGACACCACGCTTGGGATCGGAGACACGGAAAGGCATACCAGGGGCAATACGCCATCCACGGCGGTCCAGGACCACCGTGTATTTTTTCAGCCCGACCGAGTTGGCGCGTAGATCGCGGAGGACAATCCGCGAAAGAAGCTCCTTCGTCGGGATGCCCCGATAGTCCTGGTCCAGGGACGATACTGATTGCTGCGCTTGAAACGAAGCAAGGTTCTGCGCTCGAACCTGGAAGTCCTTATTGTCGATAGGTGATCGTCCGGTGCCGATGACTTCGTTGAACGAAGAGTCCGTCGATCCAGAATCGTCTTCCGTGATATCGAGCAATCCGCTTGTCGGCGTGAAGAGCGGGATTTCGGAAGCGTCGTAGTCATCTCTGACCAGGCGAAGAACGATAAGCCCCGTCTCGCGGTCGGTATAAAGAACCGCACCGATGAGATCGCAAATCTTCTGAATGAAGGTGTCGATGTCCTCTTTACGATACCAGGCTATGCACAATCCAAAGCCTTCGGAGCACAGTTTGTTGGCAGCGTAAATGAAGCTGTTCTCATCCAACTTATAGGCGGGTAGCCCGCGCCCTCATTGCGGATTGGTGCAGCACTCGTAGATGATGTGCGCGCCGTTCATCGCCTTGACCCGGCCGTCCTCCATGAGGATCAAGGCTTTTTCCGGATACCAGGCATTATTCTGCCACCAACCAGCGCTCCAACGACGAACGCGGAACTTCCATTCCTTGACGTAAGAATTCATCGCCGACACCAGGCCATCGAACCACAAGGTAACGACGCCACGGAACTCGGACACCAGGCCGGTGCCGATAGACGACTTCACGTTTGGCAACGATCCCTGCGCGCCGGGATAAACCTGGTTATCGGCACCCATGGCCAGGTAGAACGGCCCTTGGATACCGCCTTCCTTCTTCTCGCCGCCAAATAGGTCGGGCTTATTGATCGAAGAAAGAGTGTTGGCTGTTATCTGACCCGTCCAAGCCTCCAGGTCGGCCGCTTGGATCGTCACGAACTCATTGACCGGACCACGGCAAAGCCCGCTCAAAATCGACATGAAATAGCGATAGCCGATTGTCTGTGATTTGCTCTTACCGCCCATCGCGTTCCGCCCTTGCTGCCTCTACTGGACGACGCGCGAGAGGATCGCCGGTCGCCAGGAGTTTTTCGCCTTCGATCCCATTGGCCAAAAAGTCCGACCAGTTGAGGCCGTTGTCTTTCCACCATTGCCGGGTGCCGCCCGCACACAGTTTCGCTTGGCGGATGTGCCGCATGAATATGCGCGGTTCGGAAGTTACTTCCGTCACTTCTTTCCACCTTTGCTCTTGATCTTGGTCGTCCGTAAATTGCCATACCACAAGACGAACCAACCCTCCAGCCAAACATCGCCGAAGACAACGGCGTGCGGAGTCCCTTCCTGGACTTGGGGGAGATCGAAGTCCTCCAAGGATGCAGGGCCTTGCGGTTGGGGCGGTTTCATGGTGAGCGCAGTAATGACGTAACTGGCCACCAAGGATATCAACGCCCATGCAAATAAAGGCATGATCGGCTCCTAGAAAATTACTGTGCCGAACGGCGTTTGACCCGGCATGAAGTCGAAACCCCCGTAATTGGCGATATTGGAGAACTTAGACTGGCATGTCCCCGGCGTCCTATCACAACCGGGATAAAGTGAAAGCGTGTCGCCGATCTCCATGCCATCGGTGAGACCAAACATCGTCAAGACCAAGCCGATGTGCGTTTCGATCATCCGCCGTTCAATGGTGCCATCATCGTTGATCTCCCACTTGACGTAGCCACCGTCAAACCAGGCGTCGGGCTTACCGCCGACCGCGCTTACGGTCACGGTGTTGCCGGTGAGCGCGGTGATCGTAGCGTCCACGCGGTAGTCTTCCGGATCGACCTTGCACCCTGGATCGTAAAGGAAGTGCGGACACTCGCGCGTCCAGCATAGGCGGAGACCCGTTCGCTTGAAGGAAGCTGTCAGCGGTTTACCGATCACCTGTGCGTTGGCGAATCCCCGACGCTTGACGTTGGTGACGGTGCCGTTCCAATAGATCGGCGCGTCAGCTTCGGCAAGGTGCTTGCGGCGCACCGTGAACCATATGGTCTCGGTGGGCGGAGTGCCCCTGAAGAGATCGACAATCGGAAGATTGGCGGGACAGTCCATCGTGAAGTCGTTTGCCGACGATCCACCCTGGATCATACCGTTGTCGGATACGGCTCGCGCCAGGTAGTCGATCCCGCCGTAAGTGATGTCGCGATCCGCTGACGTGTAGGCCCACCGCGTCTCTCCCCACTCCAACAGATAGAGCGCGATCGGTCGGCCGTCTTGCGTGCTGATCTCGGCGTCGTTGAAGGCCATTCTCTAAGCTCCGAACACAAGGACAGGCTGGTCGAAGCTGTCCCAAAAACAATCCGTGGTGGCGTCTTCCGGTTGATTCTCCGTGCCGACTCGAATCTTCCGCGTTCCAGGCGGCACGGCCGTAGCCGGGACGTTCATACGCACCCATTCAAAGTTCTGGTTCCACGGCGAATAGACGCGGAGCAATTCGACATTGGTGGCCGAGCGGAATGAAACGTAGAGACGGCCT